GACCAACTGGAAGACAATACATCGGAAGAAAGCAACTCATAAGTGAAACATCTAGACTACCCGCAGGCGCAAAGCGCAGAGTTAAGACTCGAAGAGAGTCTGATTGGAGAACTTACAGATCCTCCTGTAGAGAACTGCTTGATGATATTGAGTTATATGGAATTGAAACATTTACTTTTGTTATATATGACTGGGTATACGGAAGAGGGATGCTTACGTATAGGGAAGTACAAGAGCAATGGTCGTGTGAAGTCCTTTCAAGAGATGAAACGCCTGACGGAGAGCGTCTCTGGTACAATGGCAACATTGGAGCCGTCAAGTTTTTAAAACCTAAATCATGAATAAGAATAAGCCTATTAAACCACTTGAAAAAGAAATCCCTTCATTAAAAGAGGATTTTAAAAATCAATTCAAACGTAAGAAAGAAACTCAACAAGAAGCTAAAGACCGAAGAGAACGTATTAGAGAGTATAAAGACAACAGAGACTGGAACTAATATATGTCAAGGTGGATTCATACCGCTTGCCCTAAGTGCAGCTCATCAGATGCCTTCTCATATAAAGAAGATGATGAGTTTGGATACTGCTTTTCATGCTGCAAGTCAGCGCCAACAGACCCTAACTTTAAACCAACAGTTTATCATAAAGAAAACTACGATATGCACACAATAGAGGAGATCAAAGAGTATGACACAAGAGGATTCCAAGAAAGAGGTATCACCAAACCCGTATCAGCTCACTACGGTGTTAAGGTTTCGTATGCTGAGGATGGTACTATCAGTAGCCATTTTTATCCATATACTAAAGACAATAGTGTTGTTGCCTATAAGGAGCGTAAACTACCTAAAACCTTTCTTATTCACGGCGAGTTTAAAGGTGTACAGTTATTCGGTCAGAATGTTTCAACGGGTGGTAAGCGCATTATCATCACGGAAGGAGAACTAGACGCATTAGCTGTAGCTCAAGCTCAACATGATAAGTATGGTAGGTTCTATCCAGTAGTAGCATTACCTTCTGCGTCAGCCACATCAATGATCCTTGAACAACGTGAATGGTTACGTAACTTCGATGAAGTTGTATTGATGTTTGATCAAGATGATGCAGGAAAGAAAGCTACAGATCAAGCCGCTAAGATTATTGGCTATGATAAGGTTAAAGTAGCATCATTACCTGAGAAAGATCCTTGTGATGTGTTAATCAAACATAACTCTGCTACACTAATGAACTGTATCTTTGATGCACGTACATTCAGTCCAGCAGGTGTCGTTAAGGGTGAAGCTATCTGGGAACAATTCATGCGTAAGAAAGAGACTACCTCTTTACCTTACCCTGAATGTTTAAAGACTCTTAACGACAAGCTACATGGTCTTCGCTTAGGTGAGATTGTATTGTTTACATCAGGTACAGGCTCAGGTAAGAGTACAGTAATTAAAGAAATTGTACTGGAGATCTTAGCTAAAACAACTGATATGATCGGTATGGTATCACTCGAAGAATCTATTGGTGACTCTGCTGAGAAGTTTATTGGTATGCAGTTACGTAAGAACCTTGTATCTAACCAAGTAACTGAAGCAGAGATGTATGCAGCACATCAACAAGTGTTTGGTGATGAACGCTTAATACTGCTTGATCATCAAGGCTCTGTAGGAGATGAGTCTCTTATAGACAAACTTGAACACTTAGCTCTGATGGGGTGTAAGTATATTATCCTTGACCACATCACTATTGCTGTGTCCGAGGGTGCTAAGGGTCGTACAGGTAATGAAGCAGTTGACTCAGTCATGAGTGATCTACTTAAGATCTGTAAGAAGCATAACGTCTGGTTAGGCGTTGTGTCTCACCTACGTAAGGGTGAAAAGCCTTTTGAAGAAGGTCACTTGCCAACCATTGATGACATCAAAGGCTCAGGCTCTATTAAACAAATCTCATTTGACATCATTGCTTTTTCACGCAACATGATTGCTGAGACAGAACAGATGCGTAACACAATTAAGCTTCGTGTATTGAAGTCTCGATTCACGGGTATGACAGGTGACTGCGGTAATACTAGGTATGACGCTGACACTGGTCGCTTAATGCAAACAACTTTTGTTGACTTTGAATAAATGAATCCATTAAATTATCTTACTGAACGTGTATCGAAGGTTGTCCCCAACTCAGATAAGATCTACAATGAGGGTGCTCGCCTTCTAGCACACTACCCAACATGGGAATATGAACTTGAAAGATTTATCAACGAGTCTTGGGATACCCTCCTTAGATACTGCATTCGTAACAAGAACGCAACGCATAGCGCCTCTGTTAAACTCACCTTTGCTTCTGACCTTATCGGAAAAAGAATTGCAAGAGCTATTGGAGCTGACGAACTTGATATCAAGTCAACTCTATCGCTTGGAGATCTTCTTCTCGAAACATTCCTTCAAGATGGACTGATTGACATCTTCAGGGAATATGCAGGATACAAGGCTCCCTACATGGTACGCATTGTTAACCAAGCAGATGATATTAAACCAACATTAATTGGTACATCGTTTGAACCCTTGTTACCTATCATGGGTTTGTATAGCCCATTAACTAAAGAACCCTTTATTAAAGGATGGACTAACTCTAAATTATTCCATGACAACCTTAATAAAACCTTTGTAAGATCCCTTGAGACCCTTCGACAACAGTCTTGGAAGCTTAACATACCAGTATTAAATGCTATGCAAGCACAGACTCCTAAGGAAATCCTTGAGTTGATCGATGAAGATGGTGTTGTAAGAGAATACAATATACACCATGAGAACCTAGAGTTACCTAAAAAACTATCTCATACAGATGGTACTAAGTTCCTTGGTAAGAAGGATCCTAAGCTACAACGTATGATGAGTAAATACTTTGAGTACATGCAAGTACTTAAGAAGGCTGAAATGATTGGTGAAAGAACTTTCTTTCAGGAAGTCTCTTGTGACTACCGAGGTAGAGTATACTATGCAGAATCATTCTTAGAGTTCCAAGGTAGTGACTTAGCTCGTAGCTTGTTTATGTTTGCTAACAAAAAGAAAGTTAATGAGAGAGGTTTATTCTGGATAAAGGTTCATACAGCAAACTGTTTTAATAAATCGTTTGTTATCGATGAGATACCTAACTATTTTACTACAGACTACAAGGCTTACCTGATTGAACAGGGACTTGACACTATATCTGTAGATAAGATGACTCTTGAAGACAGAGTTGCATGGGTAGATAACAACATAGAGTTTGTCTATGATGTAGCTCGTACTAAAACTATTCATCCTGACGCTGAAAAGTCTTATAGTTTCTTAGCTTGTTGTAATGAACTGTTAGCCTACAAGAGATCCAAGATGGAAGGTAAAGAGTTCATGTCTGGACTACCTATACCTATTGATGGTAGTAATAACGGATGGCAACACTTAGCGGCTATGTCTAAAGACAAACAAGCTGGTACACTAGTGTCACTTGTTCCTACACCTATCCAGAAAGACTTCTACGTAGCTGTTGCTAAAGAACTTATCAGCATTATGCCTGAGTACTTTCAAATTAAAGATATGCCTATGAAACATATCAGAAAAGGTATAGCTAAAAGAGGCTCAATGACTCGTGCATATAGTGCAGGTAAAATGCGTATAGCCAAGAACATGTACGAAGACTGTCACGTAGAAGGTTATACTGTTAAGTACAACATCACTGAAGAACAGTGTGACGTACTAGCAGGTAACTTAATCAAGGCTATTAATACGGTCTGTGCAGGACCACTTAAGACAACCAAGTATTTACAGAAGATTGCAGAACATGAACTCAACTCAGGAAGAAACCTCCTCACATGGACAACACCCTCGGGGTTCCCAGTGGTATACAAGGCTTACCTCCAGCATGAACGGAAACAAAGAGGAACTATCAAAGGTATTCAAGGAAATAAAGACGGAAGGGTCATGCACGTTATTAAGGTTGACGTACTTAACAAAGAAACTGGTGAACGTGTGCCTTGTAGACGTTCCTTTGCTTCTGGTATCAGTCCTAACGTTGTTCACTCATATGACGCTGCTCACATGGCAAATACTATCGTCAGCTTTAACGGTTCTTTTGGAGCAGTCCATGATAGCTTCAGTACACATGCGGATGAAGTTGATTTCCTACAAGAAGTAACTAAAATGACATTCATAGCACAGTATGATGTAGAAAACTTCTTTAACATACTTCAAGATAACCTTATGGATAGTAAGGATACCTTCACATTCAACCAACCAGAATTAGGTAGCCTAGTTCTTAATGAGGTTATGGACTCTAAATACTTCTTCTGCTAAGGTGAGTCGGTACCTAATACCAGACAACAATCAACAATAAGGAATTCATGAACTCTTACCAACAACTTATCGCCAAATCACGTTATGCTCGATACCTACCTGAACAAAAACGTAGAGAGAACTGGGATGAAACTTCTACTCGCTGGGTAGACTTCTTTAAAGAACAACTTAAAGACAAGATAGATACTCAAGATACTATCTGGGATATCTTAGGAACAAGCATCAATAGCTTATCCGTACTGCCATCTATGCGATCTGTTATGACTGCTGGTGAAGCTCTTAAGCGCACCCATGTAGCGGCATATAACTGTAGTTATCTTCCTGTAGATAATCAACGTTGCTTTGATGAAGCTATGTATATCCTGTTGTGTGGCACAGGAGTAGGGTTCTCATGTGAAAAACAATATGTTGATAAATTACCTACAGTACCCTCACTTGAAGAGTCAGATAAGATTATTACAGTAGAAGATTCTAAAGAAGGTTGGTGTGAAGCATACAAGCTGCTTATCAGTCGCCTCTATGCTGGTACTATCCCTAAGTGGGATGTATCTTTAGTACGTCCAGCAGGTGCTCCACTTAAGACATTCGGTGGTCGTGCCTCAGGTCCGGGTCCATTGATTGATTTGTTCCAGTATACAGTAGATAAGTTTAAGATGGCTAAGGGTCGTAAGCTCAGACCTATTGAAGCACACGATATCATGTGTAAGATCGGTGAAGTAGTTGTTGTGGGGGGTGTACGCAGGTCAGCCATGATTTCTCTTGGTGACTTAGGTGACTATGAACATGCTACAGCTAAGGCAGGCGCATGGTGGGAAATCTATGCTGAACGTGCATTAGCTAACAACTCAGCTGTATACAACAGCAAGCCTTCTATTGGTGAGTTCATGAAGGAATGGTTGGATATCTATAACAGTCACTCAGGTGAACGTGGTATCTTTAACCGTGAAGCCTCACAAAAGCAAGCCGCTAAGTGGGGTCGTAGAGATATCAACACTGACTATGGTACTAACCCATGCTCAGAGATTATCCTTAAGCCATATCAATTTTGTAATCTATCTACCATTGTTGTGTCTCCTGATGACACACTTGCATCACTTAAAACTAAAGTTCGTTTAGCTACTATTATGGGTACTATGCAGTCTACACTGACTGACTTCCCTTACCTCCGTGATATCTGGAAAACAAATACAGAACAAGAACGTCTACTAGGTGTGTCAATGACTGGCATTCTTGACAACGGTTTACTCCGTGGATCACATAATGCAACAACACTACGTACAGTACTTGAACAACTCCGTGATGTAGCTCGTGAGACTAACAAAGAGTGGGCTGAGATCCTTGGTATTCCTGAATCAGCAGCTATTACCTGTGTTAAGCCTGAAGGTACTGTGTCACAACTTACACAGACATCCAGCGGTATTCATGCAGGACACGCACCATACTACATCAGACGTATTCGTCAGGATAAGAAAGACCCATTGACTCAATTCTTGATTGAACAAGGTGTTCCTAATGAAGACTGCGTTATGAAGCCAGACCAGACAGCTGTGTTTAGTTTCCCACAACACTCCCCAGGATTTACTCGTAAAGATATCAATGCTATTGAACACCTTAATATATGGTTAGCATACCAACGTTACTGGTGTGAACATAAGCCATCAGTAACTATCTCAGTTAAAGATCATGAATGGCTTGAGGTAGGTGCATGGGTATATGAGAACTTTAGTGAATGTACGGGAATTTCTTTCTTACCCGATGACGGAGGTACATACCGACAAGCCCCATATGAAGACATTACTAAGGAACAATTTGCTAACATGAATATGCCTGTTATTGACTGGTCTATCTTCTTTGAAGACCGTGATAACGTAGAAGGTGCTCAAATGCTTGCTTGTTCAGCAGCTGGAGGATGTGAGATTTGAAACTACTTAAATTTTCTGCCGCATGGTGTCAACCATGTAAACAATTAGATGTATTCCTAGCAGAAGCTTTATTAGAATATCCTGAGATAGAGCTTGTAAGTATGCCTATTGAAAGTAATACAGATACAGTATCTTACTATGGAGTTCGTACAGTACCTACTATGATTATGGTTGATAACAACGATCAAGTACTCAGGACATCTGTAGGATTTACACCTACTAAGGTTAAACCCTTCTTAGCAGGTACCTAATAGAAAAGCGGGGTAGCTCAGTAGAAGAGCGATGGACTCATAATCCATAGGTCAGGGGTGCGACTCCCTTCCCCGCAACCCTCGGTCCGACTCTACCGTTACGGAGTCACAGAACAAAGGTAGTATATTTTAATTGGTTAAAATCAAGGATGTATAAGCTTTGGAATGTGGCGTTCGACTCCCACTACTACCGACTAATCAAGGACACATATGGCTAAAACAAAACACCCTAAGTATTATTCAAGGAAGTTCCTTAATAAGACTCATGGTACTGCAATGATTGAAATCAGAGCAGATATCAGTGCTTATTCTATGGATGGTACTATATGTATATCTGACTGTTATCGTAAATCAGAACTAGATATGCACATATATGATAAGAAATCCTTAAAAGAAAAATCTGATAAATTAAATTTATTAATTACAGAATTAACTTTATTTAAAGAGTTTATAGATACTAATGCTGATTATTATTTTGAATTAAAGGCTAAGAATAAAGATAAAAGTTTAATAGAATTATTAAATGAGGATGAAGATGATTAATAAACATGATATCGAGGACTTGTGTCCTGACTACTATAAGTCTGAAGAAGAAATTCTGCATGATGATAGAGCCTATTGGTATGACATTGAGCTACAGGGGCTAAAGCTTCCTGAGGTATGGGGTAAGTATATCCTAGGTGAAAACGTTAGATCCTACGAGTTTAATATTAGCAAGGGCTATTATGGGTAAGGGTAGTGGTCGTAGACCTACTGATGAAAACAAGTTCCAAAGCAATTATGACCTGATCTTTGGCAAGAAACCCCCTGAAGGTCAGGAAAATAATAAGGAAAAACAAGATGGCAACAATGACACCACCACTAGCAACAGTCAAAAGTAATAGTAATACTAATAAATTATGTACTGAACTTGAGAAATTATTTTGTGATAACTTTGTAACATATTACAAGTCTCATGGATACCACTTTAATGTTGATGGTCCTATGTTTGCACAAGATCATGGTTTGTTAGAAGAAATTTATGATTTCCTTTGGACACAACATGATATGCTTGGAGAACAGATCCGTCAAATGGATAAGCCTGTACCATGTTCTCTTAAAGAAATCCTTAGCATAAGTAATATTGTTGAATGCGATAGCCCAAAGAAGCCAAGTAAAGAAATGTTTACATGGCTGAACAAAGACTTTGATCAACTTATTGACTGCGCTCAGTCTTTGTATGACGAAGCAGATATGAGTAGCTATGGTGGCTTGGCTACCTTAATTGGCGACTATATTAAAGATCTGTCTAAGCTTAATTGGAAAGTTAAAGCAACTATTGGAAAGAGTTTTAAATGAAAACAAGTTATAACTATGATGCTCAATTAGGTGGTGACACCGATGATATGGAATTATGTCATCGATATGGCATTGACACTTCATTGGCATACACACCACAGATTAATGAAGCTATTAGGCTTGCAGTTAAAAATGAAAACGTAACTGACCTTCTTACAGGAGGTTACTCTGACGGACAAGCCCGTAGTATTGCTGATAAGCATTATCAAGACGCTAAGAGTCAAGCACCAAATTAAAAAAAAAAATAACCCCTATTAGGAATAATCCTAGTAGGGGTTTTTTATTTGTTTACTTAGCGTTCACAATTTGGTTTTGGTTAGAAGCCATTTCTTTAACAAATGTTTCATTGTTAGCAATAAACTTATCAAACTTATAACGGTTTCTTGAATCCATTTTGAAATACCTTTTGGGTTTAACATTAGCTTTATTCTTATTAGCCTTATTAAATATAGAAACTTCTTTGTTATGTTGTTCAACTAATTTATCTAAGGAAGGAAATGTATCTTTATTATTTTCATTCCATCCAGAATGTATTATAGCTAAACGGGATAACATAGCAAATTGTTCAGGTGTAATAATATTATTAGGTTTCTTTGTCTCATTCCTATTAGTTGGAGTTAACCATCCAAATGAAATTGCTAAATCAATAACTGCTCTATTATATTCTTGAGATATCTTAGTGTATTCTGGATTTAAATCCGCACGACCTCTAAGCTCATCTCTAGATATCATAAACAAAGAATTATATAATCGATCGAAGTATCCACCCATAGCTTTGTACTTACCTAATGTACCTATATTTGCTTTACCAGACTTTTTAACTTCTGCTGTTGCTTCATTAAAGTCATTAAGCATTGATTGCTCAAGGTCTTGTAGAATGTTTTTACTATTCTTAGCCATAATATATGGAGAAATATTATTGTAAGCGTTATACATTAACAATGTAGATCCGGGAGCTGTACCTGTAGCATCATGAATACTATAAACATTTAAAGGTTCACTATCTGGATTGCCTTGATTAGCATACACAATAGCAGAAGCCATTTGAAATGCATCACCTGATTGAATTAAAATAACAGGCAAAGCTTTTCGAGCTTTATCGCCAGCAAACGCTGACATAAACAACTGCTCTTCAAAGTCTTCAATATTAACATTAAGCTCTTTAAGACGATCTTTCATTTCACGAAGGTCTGCAAGAGACTTGCCTACACTTCCTGGAGCTGCAATATTGTATGCTCTACCAGATAAGTTTCTTACTTCATCAGGTAAACCTAATACATTTTTAATAGTATTAGATTCATCTTCCACTAGTGTAGCATAGCTTGAACCTAAATCAATTTTTGTTCCACCAAAAGATTCAATTATAGAAGAACCATTAAATGCCGCTTTAAGACTTGCAACAGATGAAGCAACTTGTTGCCAACCTTGCAAATTCTTTAAGTGGTTTTTCATTGATGTGCTAAATATAGAACATAAATCTTCAAGGAATTCTTTACGGCTACCGTACATTCCTTCAATGCTTTCTAACTTATCGCTAAGACCTGCTAATTTACTAAGCATAGTTTCAACTTCAGTAAACATATACTCAGGGTGTTTACCATAAAGACCAGCAACAACAATACCTCGAGCATAGATCTTATCAAAATCACTACCGTACATTACCTTAGCTTCATCCATAAGGTTCTTAAAAGCTTCTCTTTTAGTTGCTTCATCTACACCTCTAAGGGTGTTGTCAATATCTTCATTAACAGTTGATGATACTAAATTACGTAAGTCTTTATATTCTTTTCTTACATCAGCATAATTTAGATCACCACCAAAATAACCTCCAAGAATATTAGCAACTTTTAAATCACCAATAAGCATTGAGATAATAAAGGCATTAGACTGAGAAGCATCTGTTTCAATAGGTGCATCTAGAGTAACAACACCTCCACCTCTTTCAGCAGCAGCAACAATATCAGAAGCCATAATAGCATTACGAACACGAGGTCCCCATTCTTTCTTTTCAAAGAATGATGCTAAATCATTGTCAAAAGATGGTGGTAGATCAGCTTGTTGAGCAGTCTTAGGTAAGTTACCTTCAGACCATGATTTAAATTTAGTACCAAAGGCACCCATACGTTTAAGTACGTCAGGAGTTACTGCTTCAACATAATCTTTAGGTGTTGGTCTAAAGTTTCTGAAGCTAATTAATCCAAAGTCTTGTGCAAATTTACCAATCTGATATATAGCATCTAACAACACTCGATCTTCTTTAGGTAATGCCCATAAAGCACGATGGATAGATTCACCAACAGCAACACCAGATTTATTTTTAGTGTCAAACACTTTACTTGCAATAGCCTTTGCTCGGCTAACAGTATCAGCTAATGAACCACGAATATTAGCTGTAAGCTTAAGACCAAAATCAACACCGGGTCTAATGGTTCCGCTATGATTAGTAACGTTCATATCGGTAGCTAATGGAAACATTCGATTAGTACTAACAGAACGTTGCATCATATTAAACCTAATACCTTTAGGTAAATTAGCAGTTAAATAATCACTTAAATGTTTATTAACTTGTTGTAATTTACGAGTATTAATATCGCCAACTGTCTCTGCTATCTTAGCTTGAGGCATACCTGATGCAACAAGCTCTTTAACTTTCTCAGATACTTTACCTAATGAAAGGTCTGCTATTGATTTAGCATAAGGACTATCTGAATAAGCAAAGGGTACATTAAAAGTTTGGCTAACAAAACCAGAGTTACCACCACTAATATTGTTTCCAGAGTTAACTAAACTACCTGAAGAACTAAATACTGCTGTAGATAGCATAGGTTCTAAATTCTTTCCAACAGAATAAGCACTGCTAGCCATTTGCTCTAATAAACTAAGGTTAGTAGGGTTAACCCTTAAGCCAACTGCAGCTTGAATAGCAATAGCCGCATCAATAACATCCATACCTAGATTAGATTTAAACTTTAAGTTAGGAGCAAACATTTGTTGCTTACCTG